GTTCATTAGCTAATGTTGTTAATTTTGATGGTGTTTTCATATTCCTATTTATCTAATTCCGAGGTCGTGTTCCGTCAATACCTTGAATTCCCATTTTCTATCATTACAATATTCTTCAGCAGCTTTCCATTTTGCTTGGTTAATACCATAGGTTACCACTTCATTGATATATCGTTTGGTTATTTTTGTTTTCTTTACAGGTTCTATAGCTTGTGAATGTGGTTTAACTTCAAGTATCATATTCTTTATTGTACCATCTTTAGACATTATCTTAACAAAGAAATCAGGAAAGTATCTATGATATCTACCATCAGCAGGTGAAATATATGGTATAATAATTTCTTCTGATGAAAAACTAATAACATCTGGATGAACATCTAACCATTGTAACACCTTTAATTCCCAACTAGACCGATAAACAATATTATCAGGGTCACCAAGATATTTATCTCTATTTTTTATTTTATATTTGCCTTGATGGTATTTTCTCATTATTTTTACTTATCATAATTAATTGTTGTAAATGTTTAATATGTGTTCATTTTATATTTATAAATACACATATAACACAATATAAAATAAGAGAATTTCAATGGCGTTCATTAGTATACCAACATCGATTGATGGAGTTAATATACCAGGACAAATGGGTAGAATTGCATCGGGACCATTATCTGTATTGTTTAATGGTAGAGGGGTAAACACAAAAAAATATCCATTGGATTTAGGCACAGATGCTGCAAAAATGCATTATGTTCAATTTAGTGTTTCTGAAGTTATACCAGCAAGTTATCAAGATGCTGGAGGAACAACACCAGGATCTAATATTAGCATGGGTGGTTATGGCGGTATTGCTAATGCTGCTGGTTCGGGAATTTCAGCATCGGTTACTGAAATAAACAATATGATCACACCGCAAAGTGTTAGTTCATTTTATAGTAATATACCAGGTGTTAATTCATCTATAGCTAAATCTTTTGATAATATAATGCCAGGAGGTTTAGCATCTGCATCATATGATGCATCTAGAGTTGTTGCTAAAACTACCAATTGGATAGGTGATGTTTTAACAAAAGGTGTTTCTATAAGTCCAAAAACAAAAAAATTAGGAGCAGTAATTTCTTTATACATGCCAGATACATTATATGCCGAATATAGTGCAGATTATACCGAATTTAGTTTAACTGATGATTTAGGTGGATTAGTATCAAGCATTAGGGCGGTTAATCAGATTGCAGATAAAAATCCATTAAGTGGTCCATCAGGTAGCATGTATGAAGCCATAAAAAGTGTCGGCAAAGGCATGGGTAATGCAGTAAGTAATCAACCAGAAACAATTTACTTAGCATCAAAAGCATTTGGTGCAGAAAATATAGGAGCTGTATTAAATAAGGCACAAGGATATGCAATAAACCCACAACTTCAAATGATATATAAAGGTATTGGATTACGAACTTTCCAATTAACTTTTACTTTTACTCCAAAATCAGCACAAGAAGCAAAAGAAGTTGATGATATTATTGCATTATTTAAACATCATTATGCTCCAAGATTAGAATCAGCTACAGAAACTTCAATCAATAGCATGTTTTTTATTCCACCATCAATGTTTACTGTACAATTTATGCATAATGGTAGAGAAAATGTACACTTACCAAAATATGGTGAATGTGTTTTATCACATATAACTATAGATTATGCTCCAAACGGTTTTGCTGCTTATGAAGATGGTGCACCAGTACAATCACAATTAATGTTGCAATTCCAAGAAATTGAAATTATTGATCAGAATAAATTGGATAAAGGAGTATTGCGTTAATGTTATATTTTAATTCGATGCCAAAAATCTTAACACCCGATGTTAATGGTGATGGTATACTTTTGACTAATCTTATGACTAGATCAGAATTAATACCATCATTACTTAATAATCCTATGATGTTCTATAAATATGATATACAAGATGGTGATACTCCAGAAATTGTGGCAGACAAATATTATGGAGACTCATATAGATATTGGGTAGTTTTATATGCAAATCAAATATTAGATCCTCAATGGAATTGGCCATTAACTAATCGACAATTTGATGCATATTTGACTAAAAAATATTCAAGTGCAGCAAACAATTTTAATGTTTTAACCTATACACAATCTACTATAAAAGAATATCGAAAAACAATAAGAATTTTAGATAGTTCAACATTAAAAGAAACTGTTGAACTTTTTGTTGTTGATGAAGAAACTTATAATCTACCATTTTTTGAATCTGTACCATACCAATTACCTAACAGTACATTAACAGTATTAACATCAAAATCTGAAATTAATATATATGATTATGAATTAGAACAAAATGAAGCTAAGAGAACTATTAACCTCATTAACAAAATATATGTTTCAGAATTAGAATATCAATTCAAATCATTAATGAGACAATAATATGGCAGCACCTGGAATAATTTATCCTAAAGATTATGCGTTAATAAATCTATTATTATTATCGTCAACTCGTTCAATGGATATGAAAAATGTTATGGTTGAATTATCATATCATGAAGATTTATTTAATAATACCACTTCTGGATATTTATTGATAACTGATTCTATGGGATATATTGAATCATTACATTTAACAGGTAATGAATATCTTAGAATGACTTTTGGCAAAACTTCAAATGATCCACATCCAGTAGATAAATTATATCGTGTATTTGCTATCAATAGACGAAAACTAGAAGAAAATATGTCTACTGAATCATATACATTAGAATTTTGTTCAGAAGAATTGATAATCTCCGAACAATATAAGATAAGTAAATCATATAAAGGTGGTAAAATATCTGATAATATTCGAAATATTCTTGAAGAAAAACTTAAAGTGACAGAAAAGAATATAATAGTAATTGAGCCATCATATGGTGTTTATGATTTTGTTATTCCTACAATGAAACCTTTTGCAGCTATAAATTGGTTGGCAACTTATGCTAGACCAAAAGATGATAAACCTGGTGCGGATATGTTTTTATATGAAGATAAATTTGGATATAATTTTAGGTCATTACAATCATTAATGAGTAATCCAACTTATAGAAAATATTCATATAATCCCAAAAACATTAATCCCAATGATTTAAATACTGATATTTTTAATGTTACTACTTATGAAATATTAAACTCATTTGATGCACTTGCAGCTATAAATTCTGGCGTATTTGCTAATAAATTATTATCATTTAATGTTTTAACACGGGAAACAAAGGTAACTAATTTTGATTATGGTGATTATCATAAACAATCTACATCATTGAATAAATCACCAATCACTAACAATGTTAAAAATAAATTTGGTCATCTTTTAAATGAAACCCCTGAAGCTGTATTAAAATTGGTATATTCAAACTTTAATCAGCAAAATGTTGGATATATAAAAACACAAGCAGCTGGTTCAACTTCTAATGATATATTTGCTGAAACATATATACCACATAGGACAGCTCAAATACCATTGATAAATTATAACAGAATAAAAATATCAGTACCTGGAGATTCTAACTTAACTGTTGGTATGGTTATAGATTTTTCTTTATTATCTATTAATCCAAACATGAAAAAACCTGACGAATTTTATTCTGGCAGATATTTGATATCTGCTGTACGACATATCATTACAATTACAGAATTTAAAACAATTTTAGAAATAGTGAAAGATAGTACACCAAATCAATATGCATCACCCGATAATAATTCTGTTTTATGGCAAAATACAACCAAAGGAGTTGTTGATTAATGACTAAAAAAGTAAACAATTTTGCTGGTCTAAATGGATTTGTTTGGTGGGTTGGTGCAGTGGAAAATAGAATGGATCCATTAGCGATTGGTCGATGCCAAGTTCGAATATTTGGTTGGTATGGTGATGAAATACCAACAGCTGATTTACCTTGGGCTCAACCCATGTATTCGTTGAATGGAATTTCCACGGGTGGGAATATAAAACCAGATGATTGGGTTATGGGTTTCTTTTTAGATGGTGAAAATGCTCAATCTCCTGTTATGATGGGTTTTTTACCAGGTCTTAAACAAAAATAGGAATAGATTATGAGTTTTCATTTTAATGATATACATAAAATGGCTGCGGAATTACAAAGATTACAAATACAAATATCTGTTGGTATTATTTCAGAAGAAGAATTTTATATAAAATCAAGAGAGATGAAAGCTGAGTTAGATAAGATTCCAGTAAATGAAGATTGTGGAATAGATTGTTTTTACCGAACTTTTATAAATGATATACATGAACTACATAAACTATAGGAAATAATTATGGCAGTAATTCCACAAAGCCAAATAAACCAACAAGTATTATACCCTAAACCAGTTTTAGGTAAAGAAAATACAGTTAAACTGGCAAATCCTAAAGATGCTACAGCTAAAGGATCACCAACTACATCACCATTAGCTTTTGGTAATCTTGTTGATACTTCTATAGATTACACAAATAATGCATTATCTCATGCTTGTGATTTTATTTTAGATATGCAAAAAAGCGTGGGCCTGAAAAAATTCTTAAGGGCAGCAGCTAGTAAGATTAGAGAAGGTATTCGTGGTATTCTAAGATTATTGGGTGTATCTGATTTATCAGGTCAATATACTTGGCTTATTGGAAAATTAAATTCGTTAAAAGAAGATTTAGATTATGTTATGAAAGAATGGATTCAACCAATTATAGATTTTGAAAAAGAAGTAATTGTAGTTATTGGTAAAATTAATGAAGTTATTCAATTTATATTAAGTCTACCAGCAAAAATTCTTGCTATGTTGGGTGATTGTTTACAAAAATTATATGATACAATAAAAAATCTATTCTTAGATGCACTTGCTGGCGCAGCAAAAGATGTTCCTTTTGGTGCTGGGTCTGATAAATTAAGTGCTGCATTTAAAGGTGTTAAAGAATCTGTAGGTAAATTAACTGATGGATTACAAGCTACAGTAGGATTAGCCGGTACTGCAGTATCCTTAGTTAGTCCATCATCAGCTGCAGCAATTGAAAGTGCAGGTACAACACTTCAAGGTATAACATCGGTGATTCCAACAACAATAATACCAGCTGGATTTCAAATTCCAATACAACCAACCCCAACACCTTAATTATGACTACTATACCATCCGGAACAAATTTGTGGGTTGAGCCACCATCAGCAGCTAATGTTGATACTCCACCTGAATATCCTTATAATCATGTACAACATACAGAATCTGGTCATACATTTGAACTAGATGATACACCTAGTAGAGAAAGAATTAGATTACAACATAGATCCAAAACTTTTATAGAAATGCACCCCAACGGTGATGAAGTTCATAAAATTGTCGGTGATGGATATGAAATTATTGCTGGTCGAAAAAATGTATTGATTAGTGGTGATTGCAACATTACTATAAATGGTAATTGCAATTTACAAGTCAAGGGAGACTTTAATCAACAAGTAAATGGAGATTATACACTCGCAGTTAAAGGTAAAATGGATGTTAGAGCAGTTAAAGAAATTAATTTAGCAGGAGATGCAGATGTATCAATTGCCGCTAATGAAAATTTTGGAGGTAGATTACGTCTTTCTGCTGCTACTGCGTTAAGTGTAGGTTCTGATTTATATGTTAGTGGATCAATAACTTGCGATACTCTTACTGCTGAATCTAGAGTAACTGGTGGTATGGGTGTTACTGCTGGACCAGCTGGATTTACTTCTGGATTAGGGGGATTATCATTAGGATTTCCAACACCAGCGACACCTATTGCTGAACCAGGATGTATTAATATAATTGGTACAATGATGGCATTAGGACCAGTAATTACACCAATGAGTGTTTATGCGGGAATATCAGTTGATGCAGGACTGTCAGTTTTAGCACCATCAGGAACATTTGGCTCAATGAGTGCTGGTATGATGTCAGATATGGTAAATCGAGCAATTTATGATACACACACACATCTTTATTTATTTCCATTAGTTCCTGGTGGAGTTACAGTTACAGGATTACCTTTACCAATGTTCGTACCGCCATTAGTTGTCGGATTAGTTGGTGGGTAATAAACAAAATTTTGAGAGAAAATAATGACAACAATTAATAATGCGACAGGTTTATATGCTAAATTGGGATATAATTTTGATGATCCTAATAATATAATACAACCATTATCGGCCAATATTCAATCTGAAATGGCAAGAATCCCTGCATTTATGACAGAAGCTTCTGCTCGAACTATGATTAACGGAGATACAACTGTATATTTTCAAAATCCAGTTAAAACTCCAGTACAATCTATTAGTAATTCAGCTAATTCTATAATAAGTATTTGTTCAGAATTAAATGGTAATATTCCACAAACATCAGTATGTTCTACTTTAGTTAATGCTTGCCAAAGTTATATAACACATACTAATAATATTTCAGGGTTGACAGATATAAATGCTGTTGCACAACTGGATCAAGTAACATATAAAACAGCAGTTAGTGTTGGTACTTTAATATTACACTTAACCAATCAAACAGATGGTATAATAAACACATCACCAATTCTAGGAAATTTTACTAGTCTTTTTGTTGGTCCACAATTAAGTGCTAGTGCTAATACTATATCAATATACTATAACTTAATTTCAAATAGTATATCAACATCATTAGATATAAATGGAAATGTTGTAGCTACATCTAGTTTAACATTAGATCAGGTTAATAATATCAATACTGAAATTTCAAATACCATTACATTTTTAACAACTAGACAATTGCATGATCAGACTTTTTTTCAAAATTCTAAAGATATAGTTAATGCATTTGCTAATTGTAAAGATTTAAAAAATTTTGGTGAAACAGAAAAATATCTAATTAATAATTTTATTGGAACACCAGAACTAATCAATATTATAAACACCTAAATAGAACATGGCAAATACACTAAAAAATATATATGCGGATTTAGATTTAACCTTTTCTAGGATTCCTGGTAAAAATGATGTTGCGTTAAGTTATGATGAACAGGCAGTAATTAGATCAGTTCGAAATCTACTTCTAACCAATTTTTATGAAAGACCATTTCAACCTAATCTAGGATCAAACCTAGATAAATTGTTGTTTGAGCCTGTGAATAATCTAACAGCTAGTTTATTGAAAAGTGATATAGAAAATACAATAACAAATTATGAACCCAGAGTAACTTTGGATTATGTTTTAGTTAACCCAAATGTTGATCAAAATGCTTATACAGTTACAATACAATTTTATGTGGGTAATAATACATCACCCACCGCTGTAAATCTATTACTACAAAGGTCTAGATAAATGTCTTCTAATACAAGTTTACAGATTACTGATTTAGATTTCAGTAGTATCAAAAATAATTTCAAAACTTATTTGAAATCCCAGGATACTTTTAAAGATTATAATTTTGAAGGTTCGGGATTAAGTGTATTATTAGATGTTCTAGCATATAACACACAATATAATGCATACTACCTAAACATGGTAGGTACTGAAATGTTCTTAGATTCTGCACTCCAAAGAAGTTCAGTAGTCTCGCATGCAAAATTATTGAATTATACACCAAAATCGGCAGGTGCTCCATTAGCATATATTAATGTAGTTTTTAATGGAGTTACAACATCATCATTTACTTTGCCAAAATTTACAAGTTTCATGTCTGAATCTGTAGGATGGCCTACAAGTAATTATAATTTTGTAACATCTGATTCTCATACTGTCAATACTGAAAACGGTATAGCTACTTTCGAAAATGTTATCATAAAACAAGGCCGGCCGGCAACATTTACGTTTACAATAAATAACACAACAAATCCAAAGAGTGTTTTTGAAATCCCCGATGCAAACATAGACACATCTACAATTCAAATACTAGTTAAACAATCATCATCAAGTACATCATATGACATTTATACATTAGCTGATAATTTTCTAACATTAACACCAGATTCTAAAGTGTATTTCTTACAAGAATCTTTAACAGGTAATTATGAGATTTATTTTGGTGATGGTATACTTGGTAAAAAATTAGATGATAATAATATAGTTATAGTTTCTTTTATTTCCACCAATGGTTTAGCTTCAACAGGTGCTAATAATTTTACCTTAATGGATAATTTAGGGGGATATACAAGTAAAACCATAACACCTATAATTCCAGCAACCAGTGGAAATTCGAAAGAATCTATTGAATCTATCAAATATCAAGCACCAAAATCTTTTTCAGCGCAAAATCGTGCAGTTACTAAAGATGATTATATCACAGCAATCCAACAAAATAAATTAGGTCTAACTTTTGATGCTGTTAATGTTTGGGGTGGTGAAGAAAATGATGTTCCTGTATTTGGTCAAGTATTTATCTGTTTGAAGCCATCTGGTGCATACAATATTACTGAAACTCAAAAACAAAGATTAGTTCAAGACGTTATTAAACCTATTGGTGTAATGACTGTTAATCCAACTATAGTAGATCCTGATTATACTTATCTGAAATTAAACATCACTGTTGTTTATGATCCTAATAAAACAACACAAACATCAGCCCAAATAGAATCTGGAGTTAAATCAGCAATATATGGTTTTGCAACTTCCACATTAAATACTTTCAACTCAACATTTAATGCTTATGAATTGATGAAAACTGTGCAAGATTATAGTAATGCTATAATCACCAGTGAATATGATTTAAAATTACAAAAGAAATTCTTTCCAAGCTTAGTTACACCTTCAACATACAAGTTATATTATAATGCATCATTAGATAAAGGTATGTTCTTAAGTGGTGTGTCTAGTATACCATCTGTACAATTTAGAGATCCTGCAAACTTAGTTAATATCATCAATGGCATATATCTTGAAGAAACACCATCATCTACAAATGGTGTTGAATCGATATCATTAATTAATCCAGGTTCTCAATATCAATCTCCTCCAATTATTACAATTTTAGGTGATGGAACTGGTGCTAAAGCGCATGCTATATTATCAGGTGGTGGTATTAAAAATGTCGTCATCGATGCTGCTGGATTGGGTTATACTGCGGCTCTTGTTAATATAACACCACAAGCAGGTGATACTACCGGTAAACTTGCAGCAGGTATTGTTAATTTAGAAGGTAGATTTGGAACATTAAGAACTTATTATAATAATACAGACCAAGTTAAATCAGTTTTTAATCCAAACATAGGAACAATTGATTATATGAATGGTATAATAACATTAAATTCTTTTGGTCCTATTGGTGTTGATAATCCATTGGGTCAATTTACAGTAACAGTTAAACCAACAACATCAATTGTTTCATCTAGTTATAACAGAATAATAACTATTGATCCATATGATGCTAATGCAATCACCGTTAATGTT